TTTACTTTTGATTTAGTTTTTTGTTTAGGCATATAACCCTCCTATATTTCTGTTGGTATAGAGAAACACCATGTCTCTACTGACTCCGCATTGTCAGGAGCAAACTCCCATAACTTTCTATGTACATCATGTTTTACTACCATACAGGCTTCATGTGTAGGTAACAAATGAGGGTATGCTTTTACCATACATTCTTCGTTTGTAAGACATAATAATGCTAATACAAAATACATTGTGTCCTCCTATATCTAGTATTCTCTTTAAGGGGTATATACAATTAGCAATAACTCCAGTTTATTTCTATATGTGGGTGTCCATTTCTTTCTGATAAGTATATACACTCTGATGGTACATAACCTTGAAAGAATTTCTCTAGTAATGTATCCACCATTGAGTATTCTTTCTCACTTATAACCAGTTCGTCTCGTCTTGGTTCCATTCATTTGCCCTCTGCTTCCAAT